GCTGCGCGCTACTACGGCGATGCAAGCGCCTTTGGCCGCATCATCGACGTTAACCCGCACGTGCCGATTGGCCCAACGCTCGTGGGCGGCGTATGGCTGCGCATCCCTATCATTGACCTCGTCACCGCCACACCTGACCTGGAGTTGCCACCATGGCTGTAGAGGAACCCAAGAGCCTGCAGCAGGCCATCCCGCGCTTCCAGTACGCGCTTGTCATGCGCGGCAAGGACGTAACAGCGGCGTTGGATCCATACGTCACACGCATCGAATTCCGGGACAACATCGAAGGTGAGTCTGATCAGCTCGATATCGACGTCGAAGACGTGGACGGACGCTGGCGCGAAGCCTGGTATCCGTCGAAGGGGGATGCCCTCCTGCTCTCACTCGGGCGGCGGGCCGAGCCGATGATCACTCTGGCCACCACCGAGATCGACGAGATCCGCTTCCGTGGTCCGCCATCGACGGTGTCGGTGCGCGCACTGTCCACCGGCATCAACGGCGGGTATCGCACCCGGGAGCCTCGGCCGTTCGAAAACATGACGCTCAAGCAAATTGCGCAGCACGTTGCGCGTCGCCGCAAGCTTACTCTGGTCGGCACGATCCGCGACATTCGCATCGACCGCGTCACCCAGTACCACGAGCGGGACGTGGAGTTCCTCGCGCGGCTCGCCCGCGAGTATGGCTATGCGTTCAAGATCACCGGCGGAAAGCTGGTGTTTCATGCGCTTGACGCCATGCGTGAGCAGGCCGGTATCCTGACCCTCACCGAAGCTGATCTGAGCGACTACGAGTTCTCGGACCAGATCAAGGATGTCGCCAGCTCGGTTGAGTCGAGATACCATGACCCGCGCAAGAAGCGGCTCATCCGCCGGCGGCACAAAGCGGAAGGAGTGGGGGCCAGCACTGACACATTGCGCCTGCGCACCCGTGCGGGAACACCGGACATGGCACGGCACCGGACCGAAGCGGCTCTGGCCCGAGCCAATGATGATCGACTGGCAGGATCGCTTAGTCTGCGGGGCAACCCCCGCCTTGTCTCCGGCGCAAGTTTCACCCTCGAAGGGATGGGTAAGCTCGACGGCACGTGGCTGATCCGGGCCGCCGTCCATCGCATTACGCGCCAGACCGGGTACGCCACGAACCTCCAGGTGAGGCAAACCAAGCCGGCACGGAGGCAGTCATGAGTCGCGGCCCGAATACCCATAACGAAACCGGCGTTTCCCGCCAGGTCGGGACAGTGTCCGATATTGACGAGCGGGCCGGGCGCGTGCGCGTGCGCTTGCCGGAGTATGGCAATCTGCGATCGCCCTGGTTGGACGTCCTGCAGCGCAAGACGCAGGACGACAAGGACTACTGGATGCCGGATATCGGCGAACAGGTTGCCGTGCTCCTGGACCTGTCCGGCGACGAAGGCTGGGTGCTGGGTGCCCTGTACTCGGAAGTGGACCAACCGCCGGTGGCGAGCCGCGACAAATGGCACAGGCGCTTCAAAGATGGGGCAATGATCGAGTACGATCGGGCGGAGCATGCCTTCCGCCTTGAGTTGCCGGCTGGCGGCAAGGTTCTGATTGTCGCCCCAACCGGCGTATTGGTGCAAACCGACGAGGCTACACTTGACGCTAAGACTACCGTTTGTAAGGGAGACCTTGTCGTCGAAGGCAGGCTGACTTACCTTGGCGGCATGAGCGGAAAGCCTGGGCCCGGCGGCGGCAAGGCGGCCGACATTGAGGGCGACATTGGGGTGAATGGCAATATGGATGTCAGCGGTACGGTGATGGATGGCGGTGGCAACAGCAACCATCATCGGCACTAGAAAAAGGCCCATATCCGGGAGATATGGGCCTTTCCTGCCACTTTATTGCTCTACCACTTCCTCTACCTGCGTTGCGCTTTCAGCAACGAGGAAATTCTAAGTTGTGAAGGCGTCGTGCGCCCCCCCGCTGAGGTTGGGGTCGGCTGTCATGGCAGCGTCATTCTTAGCGCGGACGCGGTTGTTTTGAACCCGTTCAATGGGCGCTCGCAGGAGCGCTCTTTACCATGGCCGTATGAGTCTGATCGCGGCCACTCTCCCGATTCGCTATGTCCACTGGCAGCACCGCCTCGGTGCGCTGGGGGAGGCCGTCACGGGTGTGGACGACGTCGTCCAAGCGTTCAGCATCATCCTGCGCACGCCAAAGGGCTCAGACCCGCTGCGGCCGCTTTTCGGTACGAGAATCTACCAGTATCTTGACTGGCCCATACAGCGCGCACGTCCGCATGTGGTTCGTGAGTCGATAGAGGCGTTGCGCCGTTGGGAGCCCCGGGCCGTCGTCGAGCGAATCCTGTCCACGATCGACGGATCCCGCCTGAACCTGCGCGTTCCGTACCGGCTCGCCGATGGCATCGCCGGCACAACACTGGTGCCCTTCGACTTCGGCAGGGGGACGCCATGACCGAACGCGTCGTGCTTCCTCCGCCGGTCTATATTGAGACCGATCCCGCAGTGATCCTGCGGGAACTGGTGACCGAGTGGGAAACGCTCACGAAAAAGCCGCTCTATCCGGGGCAGGCTGAGATGCTCTTCATCAACAATCGCGCCTATCGTGAGGCACTGCTGCGCCAGCAAGTGCAAGGCGCCGCCAAGAAGAACCTGGTTCGGTTCGCGGACGAGCCGATATTGGACTACCTCGGTGAGCTCGTCGACGTACAACGGCTACCGGCGCAGCCAGCCCGTACGACGATGCGCCTGGCCATGCCTGCGCCTGTTACGCAAGACCTCCTGGTCCGGGCCGGCCTCGTCATTGGCAGCGACGATGGCCAGGTTGAGTTCGAGACGCAGATTGATGTCACGATCCCCGCGGGTGGCGCTAGCGCTGACGTCGGCTCAATCTGCCTGGCGACTGGCATTGCCGGGAATGGATACAGGCCGGGCCGGATCTCTGAGCTGTCGGGCACCTATCCCGATGGGCTGACCGCCACCAATATCGAGATCACTGATAACGGTACAGAGCGCGAGGATTCCGAGCGCTATCGCGATCGCATCATCGACGCTCCGGCGGGGTTTTCCGTCGCGGGACCGCAGGACGCATACGAGTTTTTTGCTAAGGGGGCGCATCAAGACATCTGCGATGTGCGTGCCGTGTCTCCTGTTCCGTGTGTTGTGGAGGTCTACGTGCTGACCGTGAACGGCCCGCCGACAAAGGCCATGCGCGACCTCGTGCTGTCTTCCATCAACGGTAAGAAGCGTCGCCCACTCTCAGACGCTGTCAGCACCCCCGAGGTGCAGCAGGTCGACTACGCCATCAAGGCAGAACTCACGTTGTTGACTGGAGCGGACCCCGATTTGACGCTTGCCGCTGCGAAAACGGCCATCAACCTTTGGCTGTATGGTGACAAGAACACTGTCGGCCGCGAGCGGATGCTTGGCGCAGACATCGTGCCATATCAGATCAAGGCGGCGTTCAAGGTTCCCGGTATTTATGACGTCCAGATCCCGAGCCTGGCAGGCACGATAGTGGTTCCTGAAAGCGTCTGGGCGCACTGCACATCGCTGCAAGTCAACTTGGTCGGGACCGCCAATGGCTGAGTTCGTATCAGTTCTGACGCCGCCGCTGGCCACCGACGCGCGTTTCACTGCGCTTGAGCAGCTCGAGGCCAAACTGCTCGCACACCACGATCTGTCCGGGCTGCTGCCGAATATCGTCGATACCGCGCCAGCCTGGCAGTTGCCATACCTTGCCGAACAGTTCGGCGTTCTGGGCACTGAAGCCTGGCAGATGTGCCCGGACGACGACGCTAGGCGGGAACTGGTTCGCAACGGCATCCGGCTACGCAAGTATTGGGGCACGCCTTGGGCTATTGAGGAGGTTTTCCGCATCCTTGGCCTGCCGGCAGCGCTGGAGGAATGGTTCAACTACGGCGGCCAGCGCGGCACCTTCCGCGTTGATATCACGGTGCCGGACCGCGGCATCGACGAAGATCTGTACAACCGCGCCGTACGGGCGGTGCTTCAGTACAAGAACCTGCGCTCGCACCTGGACCGTCTGCGCGTTGTTGCGAACTCGAAGGGAACGCTATACATCGGCGCGGCCACGGTTGTCGGGGAAAACATCACGGTCGGCCCGTGGTCCCCGCCTGAGAGCCACAGCGCGGGCGTGGTGAACATCGGCATGGCCACCACGATGACCGAAATCATTCACGTCTATCCTCGACACTGATGGCCAGAAACTACTACACCATCACGACGCGTGCGGCTCGCCAGAAGCTGAACCAACTGGTAGCGCTGCACCGCGAGTTGGACCTCACCCACATTGCTATTGGCGACGGCGGCGGGGCCGAGTACGACCCACAAGAAACACAGCCCGGTCTCATTCGGGAAAAGTGGCGCGGCCCGATCAACAGTCTGACGCCCGATCCTAGCAACAAGGATCAGCTGATTGTCGAGGCCGCCATTCCCGACGAAGTGGGCGATTTTTACGTGCGTGAGGCTTGCATCATCGATCGCGATGGCGATGCCTATGCGATCGCCAGCCTGCCGGAGTCGTACAAGCCTACGTTGCCAAGTGGCAGCAACAAGCAGATGAACATCCGGCTCACGCTGGCCACCGCCAACGCGAGCAGCATTCGCCTGGTCATCGACCCCAACGTGACGATGGCCACCCGCCAATGGACTGAGGACGCCCTGGCTACGGCGATCGCGCCTTTAGCCCTTGCATTCGTCAACAACGCCAGCAACGACGTCGCATTGCGCGAGTCGTTGGAAACGCTTCGCAAAAGCTCGGTGACGCACGGCAACAGCGTGATCTGGTTTCGCCAGCGCCTGGACGCGCTGGAAGCCGCTCCGAACCTAGACGTTGTCACCGCCCGTCTGGCGTCGGTGATCCTGGCGCAAAGCAAGTCCCTGCAAGATCTGCGCGACCAGAACAAGGCACTCAGTGACGCGCTGGCGCTAGTGAATCGGCGCCTTGCCTACTACTTTCCTTAGCATTTATCAGGAGCCACCATGGGAATGTCCGAAGACATCGCACGCCTGACCACCGCGGCCCAGGATCTCGTCAACACTTTCACGGGCAAAGCTGCGGCAATCGACGCTTCGGTCGCTGCAGCGCTTCAGGCCGCACCATCGATGCAGCGGACGTACGTTGTCGACTCTGTCGCCGGCGATGATGCCGCTGCGGGCACCGTCGCGGCACCACTGCGAACGATCAAAAAGGCGGTTGACCTGACGCCGAGCGGCGGCAGCGTAGAAATCCTGCTCAAGCCAGCGCAGGTATTCCTGATCGACGCCGACATCAACGTTGTGAACAAGATCGTCCGCATCGACCGTCAGGCCGTAGGCACGAAGCCAATCATTCGCCCTAAGGGGTACCTCGATACGGGTGGCCTCAACGCCAACTATGGCTTCTATGGTTTCGGAGGGACGATACTGTTTCTCAACTGCACGCTCGAGTCCGCGTCCAAGACCGATGCCGCCAAGGCAAACGGTTTCCTCCTGGGATTGCTGCGCCGATGCGACTTGGCCACGCTGACGGTGGCTGTGTTTGGATGCGACGTTGTCCTGCAGGGGCTACCCCTCGCCCATATTGCGGCCGCCTGCCAGCGCACGGACATGTGGATGTACATCGTATCCATCACGACGCCTGGCGCTGGCATGCTTGTCGTGTCCGAAACCAACCCGTTCACCCTGTATGCGGCAAACATGACACTACCGGGCGGAACAACGATTGCGTCCTTGATCACCGGTATGGTCAAGGACACCAACGCCGTGCCGGTGCCGCGCAACGTCGAATCGAACCTGGTTCTGTAAGCCGATAGCGTCGTTTCGCCCGCAGTTCCCAATACAACTATCCGAACAGGTTCTACATGCTGACCCTCACATACGACGGAAAAAACCTCGTCAACTGGACCCGCGAAGCACTGGTCGCCGCCGGCGTGCCGGAAACGGTAGTCAAGGCTGCAGAACTCGATGCTGCCCGCGTGGCGCGGCTTGCCGGCATCAACGCCGAGTTTTCCAAAGCCATGGCCGCCGCCAAGGCCGGTACGCCGGATGACGAAGCCAATTTGTTGGCCACGCAGATGCGTGAGGCGGCCGAGTATGCCGCCAATCCCGCACTCCCCAACCCCGATGCTCTCGGCTATCGCGGCCTCGCGAGGTATTGATCTCGCCAAGTTGGTGGCTGAGGTTCAAACGAAGGTCGCGGTCTACTCGGGCGCCGCCGGCGAACTGATCGGGAAACGCCAGCGCCTCGAGGCGGACCTGCAGGCTGCGGAAACGCTCGAGGCAATCGAATCGCTCACGTGGTAACGTCGCCATGCAGATCGCGTTCTATAGGGGCCGAAAGCGGTGGCTGGACCGCCTGATCCAGTGGTGGTCGCGTGGTCCATACAGCCACTGTGAATTGGTGCTCGAGAAGGCCCCGAATGGCACGCACGTCTGCGCGTCGTCATCGTGGGTGGACGGCGGCGTTCGGATGAAGGCTATCGACCTTTCCGGCCCGGCGTGGGTGGTGGTCGATGTGCCAGTATCGCTGGATACCGTCCGCCAGGCCGAAGAGTGGTTCCGACGGCATGACGGCGAGGGCTACGACATCCTGGGCTTGGTCGGCATGGTCCTGCGTACACGCAACCGTGCGGACGGAAAGCGCTGGTTCTGCTCGGAGGCCGTTGCCGCGGCGCTGGGCTGGTCGGAGCCCTGGCGCCTTGACCCGACCACGCTTAACTACGTCTTGGCGTGGCGCTGGATGCCGATCGGCGATCCAACGCCACGCCTGTAAAAATGGGCTGTTGATCCGCGCCTAGGGTGCGGTGATTCCGCCCCTACAACGTTGAGATGGAATGATGGACCACTTTACCTATACTTCGCCGAGCCTTGACGATGCAGAGGTTGATCGACGGGCTGTTGCGCTGGTGCAAGCCCATCTGGACGGCCTGCCCGTTGGGCAGGCCCGGCAGATACTTCAGCGGGCCGAACGCTGGATGGACGCGTTGACCACCGTCGACTGCAGCGCTAGCGATTTTCCGCAAGCCGTTGAAGCACTTCGGGGCGCTGCTGCTGAATCAGCTTGATCGCGTCACGCACGCACGTGCTGGTCGTCGTTGTGCCGTGCGCTTTCTTGTCTGCCTTGATCTGGAAGGCCAGGGTAACAATCTGGGCTACCAGTAGAGTTTCAAGCGTTTCCTGTTCCATGAAGGTGTCTCAAAAGGGGTTGATGGAATCATGCAGTTGGTCCTGCGTGCCCATTCTAGCCTTTGGGTCACCTTCGCCTTTCTGGCAGTCCGCCGCAAATCGCTTGCGGCGGGCACAAAAGAACGCGGCGACGTGGCAGGTGTTCCAGCACCCACCACGCCCCGCACCCGCAGACGCAACTGCGAGCTTGGCCAGGGCCGCGCCCACCTGTCGACAGGCGGCGTGATCGTACCAAGCCAATTTGCACATTGTGTGAAAGGGTTGCGATGCGTGAAATTCGCTGCGGCGCCTGCAATCGAAAGCTGGGCGAAGGCGATTACAGCCGGCTGGCGATCAAATGCCCCCGCTGTAAGACCATGAATTTCCTACGGGCCGAGCGCCCTGAACCTGCGGGCCGGCGAGCCTCCGATAGCAAGGAGGTATCTCGTGACGAAGGAAAAGCGCCCACCGGGGAAGAACGGATTCAAATACCGTGAGCAGTATGGCGTGCTGGTCGTTTGCCGCGACGCGCGCCATCAGGAGCAGCTTTACAACAAGCTGAAGGCAGCGGGCCACAAACTGAAGGTGGTCACGGTATGAAGCTGGCCATCCAACACTCCTGCGCTGACTTCGACAGCTACCGCGCCGCCCGCGTCAAATCGCTCTTTAACTGCGAGTCCGGCGCCAACTTCAATCTCGATGTCGACCTGCCCGTCGAAGACGGCGGCTGGCGCATTGGCGTCATCGTCGGACCGTCCGGTACCGGCAAGACCAGCCTCGGCCGCGCGCTATGGGGCGCTGAGGCACTCTGGCAGCCCACCTGGCCAGCAGACCACCCCCTCGTAGACGCTATCGCACCAGCGGGCGATTTCAACGACGTCACTGGCGCGCTCGCGGCCGTTGGTCTTGGTAGTGTCCCGACCTGGCTACGGCCGCATGGCGTGCTGTCCAATGGCGAGCGGTTCCGTGCCGACCTGGCGCGCCTGGTGGTCGAGGTGCCGCCGCGCGTGGTGGTCGACGAGTTCAGTAGTGTGGTCGACAGGCAGGTTGCCCGGATCGGCGCGCTGGCTTTCGCAAAGGCGTGGCGCCGTGCCGCCGCCGGCAGCGGCGCGCAGTGCGTTCTGCTCTCCTGCCACTACGACATCCTGGACTGGCTGCAACCGGACTGGATCCTGGACACGGCGGCGGCGACCTTCGAGCGGGCCGAGGCCGGGAGGTATCTTCGGCGCCGGCCGCGCATCGACGTCGACATCTGGCGGACAGACTGGCGCCATTGGCACCTGTTTGAACCGCATCACTATCTGAAGATGCCGCGCATGATTGCCGCGACCAACTATGTCGCCACGGTCGATGGCCAACTGGTGGCCCATCTCGCGGTCAGCACCCGTCCTGGCCTCGTAGAAGCCCGTGCGTGCCGCCTGGTGGTAATGCCCGAGTGGCAGGGTGCCGGCGTCGGCATGCGGTTCCTGAACGCAATCTGCTCGGCCTGGCTGCGTGGGGAGAACCGTTATGGCATGCCGATGCCCACGCTCTTTCACACCAGCCATCCAGGCCTCGCCGCGGCACTGCGCCGAGATCCTGCATGGACGCAGGTAAGCGGCGGCCTGGTCGGAGACAGCAAGGCGAGGAGCCAGGCGTCGATGCAGGCCAGCGCGGCCAGGAACTCGGCCGCCTGTGTCACGGGCACGGGCTATGGCGGGCATTTCCGCGCTGTGCAGGGGTTCCGCTACCTCGGGGAGCCGGCATGCGCGTCATGATCGTGGGTCAGAAATGGCTGGCCACGGCCGTGCTGGACGCCGTACTCGAGGACGGCTACACGGTCAGCGCCGTGGTGGCGCCGGCCGGCGATCGCCTGCAGGCCGAGGCCGGCCGCCGGGGAATTCCCTACAGCGGGCTGGGCCGATCGCTGTCGGCCGACCTGGTGCCCGAAGGTACAAGCGTGATCCTGTCCGCCCACGCCCACGCGTTTATCCCGGCCGCGGCGCGCGCCCGTGCCGCCCATGGAGCTCTGGGCTACCACCCGTCGCTATTGCCGCGCCACAGGGGCCGAGACGCCATCCGGTGGGCCATTCACATGGGCGAGCGCGTCACCGGTGGGACCGTATACCGGATGG